CGACCCGATGACAGCGGAGTTACCAGAATGGCTTCCTGTTGAAACATGGTCTTCATGGGTTACCTACCGCAAGGAGATCGGCAAGTCGATCAAATCCGTGCAGAGCGTAACCATGGCGATAAACGTCCTGCTGAAAAGCCGTGAGAAGGGATACTCACCTGAAGAGATAATCAACCAAAGCATCGCCAGCGGGTGGCAGGGGATATTCGAACCTAAGGTTGCCAAGAATCATCAGCCAGTGCGACCCAATCAGAGGGCGCTGCCTGAGAACTTCGCCACCAAAGATTACGGACAAACTGACATCCCTTCCTGGGCTATGGAGTGAGCATGAACATCGACGAAAGAATATCTCACCTTGAGAAAAGGCTATCCGAGTTGAGCAAGCCTCCGGTTGATATTGCTCACAGCCATGTTGAGCTGGTGTCAGCAAATTGCCCGGTTCATGGTGTGTATGAGCAAAGGACTCGTATATCAATCGGGATCGTCAAGATTCCATCGGTTCCTAGCCCATGCCCGCATTGCTTGCGCGATGAACTGGCGTCACTGAAAGGCCAAAAAGCACGAGCTGGCGAGGATGCAAGGATGCGAACGATTGAGAGGCTCAAGGCCGATCTGCAGATCCCCGAGCGATTCGCTGAATGCACCTTCGAAAACTACGTTCCTGACTGCGAAGAAGCTAAGCGCGCCTTGAAAGTGTGCCAGGCCTATGCATCGAAATGGCCTGAGCGCCTGAAGCGAGGTGGTGGGCTAGTCATGTGCGGCAAGCCTGGGACTGGTAAAAATCATCTGGCGCTGGCTATCGCGAAGAGCGTCATTGAGTCTCATCAGAGCCCGGCAGCATTCACCACTGCACTGAAGATCGCCCGCGAATACAAATCGACATGGTCTAAGACATCCACTCGGACTGAAGACGAAGTTATCCGCCAGTTCACCAGACCAGACCTGCTGATTATCGATGAGATTGGCGTTCAGTTCGGCAGTGAGGCTGAGAAGCTGATTATGTTCGAAATCATCAACACTCGATACGAGCGCATGCGGCCGACAATCCTGATAAGCAACCAGAGCAAGGAAGAGCTATCAGCATTCATTGGCGAGCGTGTTATTGACCGCATGAATGATGGTGGCGGATGCACGCTGGCGTTCACCTGGGATAGTTACAGATCACGGGCAGCCTGACCTGCCAAGCAAAGGAGATAACCATGAGTAACGAACCAAAATTTCCTGAACTTCCAGTCGAGCTTCAGGTTGCGTTGGTAACTGCTGCAACCGCGATGGCGACGACAAAAATTAGCGCGTTAGGAAGCAAATACAATCAGAACTTTAATTTCTTCGACCGCGAGTACAAGTTGATTTGCGACTCGCTCTACAAAGAAAATCGGGGGAGAAATGACTAAACAGGTATTTGTCCTGAGAAATCCACAGATACGCCAGAACCTGAAAAACTTCATCGACAGCCTCCCACTAAATCCAGATAAACCCCTCGCAGTAACCATCCAAGAGCCAACCAGAAGCCTAGAGCAGAATTCGCGTTTATGGGCAACCCTGCGCGACATCAGCGAGCAGGTCGTTTGGTATGGGCGAAAGATGGGCTCTGAGAGCTGGAAATGTGTTTTCACTGCTGCGCTGAAGAAGCAAGAAACGGTTCCTGGTATAGACGGGGGCTTTGTCGTTCTTGGGCAACCAACAAGCAAGATGACAGTCGGCGAGATGCGCGACCTAATCGAGTTGATAAACGCGTTTGGTGCTGAGCATGGCGTCACGTTCAGCGATGAATCCCGGCTCGCTATCGAGTGGGCTAATCGATATGGAGACAGAGCCGCATGACACAGCGAAGTCCAACGCAAATCATAATGGATAACCTGATATTCAAGACTGACCACCGCAAGACCAGAAAGCCCCGCACCAATCCAGAATTAACCCCGACATTCAATTATACCGCGACCTTAGCCGACAGCATGTGGCTGCGTCGTCGCGCACGGAGAAAGCCATGACTGATTACAGCAAGATGAGTGATTTTGAGATTAATAAAGCAGTCGCTGAGGAACTGTACAAAGACAAGCCCTCATTGATTGTGCGGCGGGACGTGCCAAGTCGGCCGGCGATTACAGTCTGCTGCGACATTGGTGATGGAGAAATAGTTTCTATTTTATGCGCTGATTACTGCAACAACCCGGCAGACGCATGGCCGATTATTGAACAAAATTATATCAGCCTAACCTTTGATGGAATTTCATGGGATGCGTCATCCCCGCTGAAAGAAATCACCTATAACGCATGGAAAACCCATCCATTCCAACCTCTCAGGCTGGCGATGATTGTCTTCCTCATGATGAAGGATGCAGAAAAATGCTAATCCTCATCACAGTAGCAATCATAGCCGTCTGCGCTTACTGCTTCATCGCTGGCCGCCGCTTCGAATTCTTCTGTAAATATGAGCCAACCCTATCAACCACAAAGATGCTTCTACTCAGCCTCGCATGGCCGGGTAATGCCGTTCTGTTTCTGCTGATGAGGTGCGTGCGATGAGTGACTGTCTCATGCATGAAAGATTCAGATACTGGCGCTCATGGATTGGATTCGAAAATGCATTTTACAAGATAAAAAGCGAGATGAAGCATGGCAATAGATACGCCAATTCCCAGGTTCTACATCGCATGCGTTAATGGCTGCGGGAAATCGCTTGAGGCTGGTGAAACCTACATCTGCCAGCAGTGCAACGACGAGATAGACCGTCAGGCGGATGAGGTTATCGGAAACGCGGAGGATGATGATGAAATTAACCCTTGAGCATTTCTTTGATAATCCGTCATGGGCTGCGGCAGCCGGATATAAATTCAACCTGCTTGATTGCTTGTCTGATGCTGCTAACAAGGCAAGCATCAGGGAAGGAGTAAGGCAGCTAATCATCAATATTCCAGACATTGAGCTACGCAGTGTGTGGTGGGAGCTGCCGCTTAGCATTCTGGCGATCATCTGTCTTGTGACGTGGCCATTAACATTTTGGGTGGTTGGGGTTCTGACTTACGCGAAATGCATCCGGTGCCGGAATAAATACCTCGGCTCAGAAAACCCAACGGTCATAAAAAATCTCCGAAATTGGTATGAGGAATGCGACAGGAGGATTCGCCATGGCCAAAGGCATTAAACCGCCGAAGCCTAAATCATGCCGACAATGCAAAACCAAGTTCACCCCTCGAAACACCCTTCAAATCGTCTGTAGTCCATCCTGTGCAATCCAACACGCAAAGCAGCAATCAGAGCGCAAGCAAAAGCAATCTGAGGCATCTGCACGCCGTGAGTGGAACAAGCGAAAGGCTGACGCGAAGCCGTTGAGTCATTGGATGGCCATGACACAACGAGCCTTCAACGATTACATACGAGCCAGGGATGAGGGAAGTGGCTGCATTAGCTGCGGCAGTACAACGGCAACTGAATATCACGCAGGACACTTCAGGACGACAGCGGCGGCCGGTCAGCTCCGGTTCAACGAAGATAACTGTCATCTGCAGTGCGCATCCTGCAACGTCCATCACTCCGGCGCAATCACTCAATACCGAATCAATCTCATCACGAAAATCGGCACTGAGCGAGTCATGGCGCTTGAAAACAACAACAACCCACACCGATACACCCGAGAAGAGCTTGACGCGATTAGAGCGCATTACAGAGCGAAATTGCGGGAACTGAAAAAACTCCAGGAGGCAGCCTGATGTTCACAAGCATACCTGCAGCAATCGAAGAGGCGAGATTCCTCCGCGCGCTAACCGGCAGATGTCATGGAGTGGTTCAACGCCCGGGCGGGAACATGGTCGTTAAGGTAATCGATCGGAGAGGAATGCATACGCTGTTCACCACAAAACAAGACCGGCACGGAACGGTCAAGACGGAGGGAATATCGTGAACATCAGCAAATTTGAGCTGGATGATGATCAGCACCAGTGGGTTAATGGATGGCTTGAGCTGTGGGGAGCATGGGTTTACTCCGGCCGACTGGAGCGACGCATGAGCAACATGATCGCCAAGTTCATGGAAAGCGTAGAGCCAAGCAAAAATCCAAGCAGGCCGATGTGCAATGACGATGACGGAATGTTGATTTCTCAGGTCGTAGATTCCGTCATGTTTATCGACAAGAAAGCCTTTGGCATTCTGCTCAGCTACTACGCTCATGGTTCATCCAAGCGAGCCATTGCATCTTACTATCACGCGACTGCAAAGCCCCGCAAGATTAACCGTGGTCGATTAGGGGAAGGGTGGCGCAAGCCGTCAGAGGAAACATGCCGGAAAGAAGTGGCTGAAATCCTCAAGGCGAGCTTGTTTATGCTCTATGCTCCGATGGTAAATTCGTTCAACAGTCGCAAACGTGTAGAGAAAATTAAGCATGTTTCATAGATAATGCTTGACTTTGTTTTACCTATTTACCCATAATGGTGACATAAGCTGCCGTTAGTGACTCTTAAGTTGCTGCGGCAGTTTTGCTATGGCTAGATTGGCCAATCGAAAAGCGGTATCGTCACCGCCTGCCATAGCGAATATTGACTAACAACAAGACGAGGTTGTTATGGACTCAAAAGGTTTTATGAAGGATTACGAATTGCTTGCTTTGGCACCATTGACCGAGGTCGGGGATAGTGATCTTTTCTCAAAACAAAAAGTAAGACTCATTGATGAAGGTGAAATTCAGTGGGATTTCATTCTGCATAATGGGGAAGATCTCCATTTCAGAAATAAGTTAATCGGCCTTCAAAAAGGCGCATTGTCAAAATACAAAGACTATATGCGTAGCGCTTTAAGAATGAAATTAGAAGAATAGGTCGCTAACGCGGCCTTTTTTGATCACAACAGGTAAGATTACTGCGACAATGCCAGCCCTGCGACTTTGAAATCCCAGGCGCTTCAGTGATCTTTCCGTTGTGGTTTAGCTCAGCTGGTTAGAGCGCTGTACACGCTTGCCATTGCGGCGTGTGCGGGACATGGAATCCTAAAGATTCCAGCGATGGTTCAAATCCATCAGCCACACAACATTTTAGCCTCGCCTTAGTGCGGGGCTTTTTGCATTTCAGACCCAGCCAACAGCGACACACTCCATGGCATCCTCTTAGTAGCTGATCGTCTACGGCTGCGGGCTGAACCTTTGACTACAGCATAGCAATGTAAGGAACCCACCATGCTCAAATTACCTGAGCTCGTCCGGGCTGGTTTCGTGAGTTCGTCTCCTTGGTTGCTGGGCTTAATTCTCCTTTCTTATCTCGCTGCAGAGGTTAATTCGAGGATTAACTCGGCGGCCTAC